ACCCAATCGATTACATCACTAGCAAGCAATGTTGTTCCGCCAGCAGTTGCAGTGGTCTTGCCAGTGGTGATCGCCGCGCCTGAGGACAGCAATGGATTTGCAGGGCCATCGGTTACGGCTGTTGCCGCACAGAAAGCAGTTTCTTCGGCTTGCGCAAACATACGAGCAAAAGACTCGGTGAGGATTGCTTCAATGCTGAATCCCGCGCCACGCGCTGGAGCATCTTCGACAAGTTCATTTGAAACCTTTAAGAGACCAGTCAACTTCTTAGGTGTCAATGTCACCTTTGTGTAAGTTTGACCACTTTCAACAAAGGCGGCCGCTTCCGCTTTAAAATTTGCTGTGCCAGCCGTATCATCAACGGCAAACTCTCGCGCATAAGATCCGATTGAAATCACTTTTGCGATCTGTCGGATGGCTGTCATCGTCTTCAGACGATTTGTAATGGCGCTATGAAACTCCAAGGGCGGTAGGACCGTTCCCCCGCTTGCCTCGCTGATTGCGCGGATCTCCATCGGGTTGGTGTATTCACCTGAGCGAATGTATGAACCCCAAGCATTTCCGTACTCGGCTGTTTCCGTGTTGCGACCCGATTTGTTGCTTGCATTCTCAACACCTGGCAAGTGTCGCACTTGCTTTGGAGCCTCAGGAGCGTCAGCCTTAAAGCCCGCGCCAACATTCATCAACTCGTCGCTGCGTTGTCGTTGCGCTGTCAGTGATGCGTATTGCATCTTCAACGCGCTGTACTTCTTTTCGAGAGCGTCTGACATGCCTTCGCCGCTATCGTTAGCGTCGTCGCACATCTTCTTCATTTCGGCGTAGATCGCCCCCATTTTCTGAACCAGAGCCGCATATCCACTATCGTGTGCCATAATAAAATTCCTTCTTGTTGTGTCGAGCGAGAGTCGATCACCTCAACGCTGAGGCAACAGACACGCACGCTCGACGGTGAATGTCTGTGAAATAATTCATTAACCGCGATACACGCCGTATGCGGCATTGATGTCTGTGAGAACGCCCGCGCAGCGCATGCTGACGACGAACGCTGTTTGATTAGTTTCGCCAAAGGTCTCCACCAAGCGCGTGACTTGCACGCCTTCAGTTGTTGAGAAGAATGTGTAGCGGGAGAGGTCGCAGAGGATTGCCATGTATTCGCCTGCCTGCGGGCCGTTTGTAGTGCCTGCTTGCACTGGCGACAAATCCGCCCAAACAAATGGACGAGCAAAAACTTTTTGCTCTGTTACAAACATGGGATTAGATTGATTTGCGACCGCCAGCATTGCTGAACTAAACGATCGATTGACTTGCGCGTTAAAAATCACAGTGCATCGGTTCCAGTAGCAAGGTTGCAAGAGATCCTGATTGCACAAACCCACTAGAGCACCAATGCCGTTCGTACCTTGCGCCCAAGTTCCATAATTACCGCCAAGCACAGTCGTCGTCGTCGCACTTCGTGCGCTGTATCGCTTTAGCGTGCTTGCCAATCCGTGGCAAGAGTCGGAGCCGAGAGCCGCGCCTGTGCCCGCAGTGACTGAATCAGTCGCATTGCCAAGCAAAATTTGACGATTGATTTCCTTGCCGATGTCTTGCGCCGCTTGACGCACGATCCAACTTTCAACGCTGGCATCGCCTTGACCCGCAGAGTCTTCAAGCAGTTCGTTCGACACTTTGACCATCACGCTGATGCGCTTGAGCGCAAGATTGGCCACGACTGATCCTGTAACACCTGAGCCGGGTAGCGCAATGGTTGGAACTACGACTTGTGTCGCCGTAGTCGTTGCGTCAATAAGCGTGCCCGCTTCGCCGGGATTCTTCTGCACACTAAAGCCGCCCATTGGCGAGCGCGTGCTTGTAAGAATTGGAACGCTCACGGTTGAACTGTTCACGATCATCTTGCTGACTTGGCTGTACACAGCGTCGTCGCCGAGCATCTCGTCGAATTTCTTGGCGTAGACAGTTGGGAATAAAACCGTTCCACCGCTCGTCTCACTTAGAGCACGGATTTCGGTGTCGGTCATCGAGCGTGCGCCACGCTTCATGTATTGCGAAAAAAGGTGGCTGTAGTCTTCGGAGCCACGGTCGAGTTGGTTCTTGTTGGTCATTCAAACTCCTTGCGTGTATAAAAGAAAACACGCAGCAAAATGCGGAAGGTCTAAGTACGCATCGGGCCAGCGTGCTCTCGGGGAGTTCGCGGAAGTCCGCTCTCGTGATCGATCGCCGTCAGGCAGCGTCGGTCGAGGCTCTATTCAGTTATGCAGCCCATTATCGCAAACGGATTTTCGCTCGCAAGTGGGCAATCTCAAAATTGTGGAGGAAGATAGATCTTTCGCTTCTTGGCTTTCGGTTGCTCGGCTCGGGCTTCGACGCTGGTTGCGGGGTTAGCGGGAAATGTCACAACCGACACCTCGAGCAACTTGGCAAGTTGCACGACTCGCGTGCCTTTGGTTTCGCCCTTGGCAGGTGGCTCGTAGGTTTCCTTCAGGCAGATAAACCCAAATGAGCACTGCGTGACAATGCCTGCACGCACCAGCGCGTGCGCTTCCTCGCTTGTGTCGGTGTCGGGAAGGTCGCACTCAAAGCACAGACCCGAACGATCCGCATAGACCTTGAGGTTGCCTGCGCTCACTCGACCCATCGGCTTTGCCGTGTCGTGGTTCCAAAGCAAGGCGATCTTGTCGCCGTCGGCTGCGATCGATGCGTCGAAGCATGTCGGCTCGAGACGCTCGTAGCAGTTGCCCATGTCGTATCGCTCCCAATTCGCGGCGATGCCGTTAAGGCGTAGCGGCTCACCGGGCTGCGGTTCGGTTTGCTCGATGCGGACTGCGCCAGCCTTGCGGGTTTCGATGTTGCTCATATTTGCTCCTTGTTAGTTTGAATGAGTTCTTGAATCAGGCGCGTGGCGAGAGCCACGGCCGTCTCGGTGTGTCCTGTGTTGTGCCAGTCTGCATTGCGTGCTTCGGTCTTGATCGACTCTGCGAATGCGTTGGCGATGGCAATGCCGTCGCTAGCGCGGTCGCTGTGACCTTGGAGAACAAGTAGCCCGCGCATTATTGGTGCGATCTCGCTTGCGATGCGTGCGACATCGGGTATCCACTTGGATACCTTTTCTTTCGTGCGGCATCCTTTGAGATACTTGGCTTCTGCTTCACAGCATCGGGTCATCGCTGAGAGTGCGGAAGGAAAGAATAAGTCAACTGCACGATCAAGCGATTTAGTTTCAGCTGATACGGTGGGTGCTGTTGGCGGTGCAGCCTTGACTACATTCGTTCCGTTAAGAACCGTAGCGATCGCATCCTGCGACAGTGTTGGGAACGCAGTCACGATCAACGCCTTGGCTGCATCCTTGGTCACAAGACCAGTGGAGAAGTTCGCCAAGATCGTCAAGATCGCCGCGACTTGCGCTCCGTTAAGTCCTTCGCTTGCAAGCGTCGTGCTTGCATCACTTGACGCTGGCACAACATCCGACTGCGGCGGCTCAATCTGTGTTTCGGTTTCAGTGGGGACATTCGGCGAAACAGGTGCAGCCGCAGTCGGAGTGCTTGTGTTGAGCGGGAGTCGGATTGACTCGCCGCCTTCGACGGCTGGCAATCCTTCACGCGCTCTGATTTCGTTTGGTGTCAAGATGCCGTTGGTGACGGCGACCGCATACGCGCTGAAGCGGGTCGACATGTCGCCGCGCAACAGATCATCGAATGAGATGCGGGTCGTCACATCGTCGCCGCGCTTGATCAACTTGCGATTGACTTCCTGCTCAAGTCGAGCAGCCCAACCCGCAAGCGTGCTTTGCACGAACACTGCATTGGCTTGCTCGGCTGACGAGTACGACACGCCGTCGTTGTCGCCGACGCGATGGCTCGGCACATTGAATGCGGCGGCGATCTGTTGGCGACAGAACTTCTTCATGCTGTCGAGGTCGCTGTCTTTGGCGTTGGTGCTGATCGCGTCGTACTTGAGACCTTCCTCAAGAATCGCAACCTTACCCGCGCCTTGTGCGCCTGAGTGCACGCGGGCAAATGCCTCGCGCAATCTGTTCGCACCTTCCGCACTCAGTCTGCCCGGCATCGAGAGCACGCCAGCGGGTCGACAGTTGTTGGCAAAGAATCGAGATGTGAATTCTTGCAACTCTAATTCCATGCCGATCAGGTCTCTCATGCGGTGGATCGCCGCTTCGCCAAGCATGCCGTCTGCGCTTGGCCCGACTACATGGAGAATGTCGTAGGGTCTGAACTTGCGTTGCTTGATTTCCTCGGATGCCTTTTCGTCTGCCTTGCCTGTCCAGTATTGGTAATAGGGTTGATTTGCAGGATCGCGCATCATGTACATCAAGTCAGGTCGCAGTCGCTCAAGTCCGATCGGTGTGCCAGCGGGATTGCGATTAATGAATGCAAACGAATTGCCGTACAGCAAGCAATCGGAAATCTGCGCCTCTCGAAACACGAACGATGTCATGTCTTCATTGGCCTCGCCGTTGAGTAGCGAATACACAGGATGCGTCACATCGTTGCTCGCGCCGTCCGCGCTGTTGCGCAACACTTGCCACGGCATGCGAGCCAGCGTCTGCGAGATCAATCGCACGCAGGCGTAGACGGTCGGAGCCTCCATTGCGTTGTCGGGCGAGATCGTCTTGCCAGTCCAAGCCCACGAACTCACATAGGACTGGATGCCGCCGCCGATCGGTTGTCCGATTGGAGTTGTATCCTCAAATAAACTTCGTTCAGGTGCTTTGCCGAGTGCGCGTGTGATGAGATCGATTAGACCCATTGCATATTTCCTTCTTCGTAGATTGATGTCTTGTTGTCTGCGTCTTTGTGCACCATGCACGCCAACGCCGTGACGAGCGCGGCGATGCAATCGATGCGCTCCGTCGAACTGCTTTTTGATGGTTTGATATTGCCTGCGGGATCGGTGTCGATCATCGTGTTGGCCATGCACCAGTCGGCGACTGGATGCGCGGCGTGCTTTAATTTTTTGCCAAGCGCGAGCGCCTCTAGGGCTTTTGAACTCTCCGAAAGACTGCGATAACCTTGACGCACTTCAAGCATCGGTAGACCTTCTTGC